AGACTGGGTTCTCTCAAAGTATGGGAAGAGCCTATAGACAGTGCCTACTACGTGATTGGTGCTGACCCCGCTTATGGCAGCAGTGATTGGGCAGACAGGTTCTGTATCCAAGTCTTCCGCTGTTATGCAGATGGTCTTGACCAAGTGGCAGAGTTTGCAACCTCTGAACTCAACACCTACCAGTTTGCGTGGGTGATAGCGCACTTGGCAGGAGCCTACAAGAACTCTACCCTTAACTTGGAAGTTAATGGTCCAGGGCAAGCTGTGATTAACGAGTTGAGGAACTTGAAACGCTTGGCTACCTCTATGGGCGGGGCTACAGGTCGGGACTTGATGGATGTGCTTGGTAGTATGACCAACTACATTTGGCGCAGGAATGACACGCTTGGGGGCTTGTCAAACAGCATTGGATACCTAACTACAAGCAACAGCAAGGAACGAATGTTGCAGTACATGAAAGACTATTTTGAGCGGGGCATGATGGGTATTCTGAGCATGGATACTTTAGAAGAGATGAAAGGTATCGTGCGAGAAGGAGGGTTCTTGGGCGCACCTGGTCGGGGTAAAGATGACCGTGTGATTGCCTCTGCCCTTGCCGCTGTTGCCTATGCCGAACAGATTCAGCCTAGATTGATAGCCCACAAGCTGTCTCGCAATGTCTCTGCTGCACAAGAGTCTTTCTCACCTGAACAAATTGCTGTTGGCAGAAATGTCAGTGATTACTTGAAAAGGATAGGCATGTATGGTTCATGACCAACTAACCATTGTCTCTGTGTACGGGCACAACAACGGCGCATCTGCCATACCTTCTATTGTCAGGAGTATGAAGGAGTTAAAAGGCAGTAAAGGCTTACTCATTTCTTTGGAGAAGCCCCCTAGATTGCCAAAGAAAATAGCTTGGAAGCGTTGCCACGCCATAGACTACCTTGGATACTCCCTATTCATGATGCATGGCTTGTATGCCTATATAGAGACTGACTACTGCCTTGTCGTGCAAGACGATGGTTGGGTACTTAACGGCAAAAACTTCAAGCCTGAATACTATGACTACGATTACATAGGCGCACCCTCACACTGCGCTTTTAGTGACGGTCACCTGTATCTTCACTTCTCTTGGACTGATGCTACAGAACCAGTCAAGGTTGTGCAAAACGGTGGGTTCTCGCTGAGAAGCAAACGATTTTTAGAAGCCTGTAACAAGCACGGCATCATGCACCTCAACAGCAATGAGATACATGGGTGGAATGAGGATGCCCAACTCTCATGCATATTAAAACCAGTCCTTGAATCTTATGGTTATAAGTATTGCCCTAATGAGATAGCCAAATACTTCAGCATTGAATACACAGGGCTTGGTTTTCACGAAGAAAACTTTGATTACAACAAATTAGTGGGACACCATGCCCAAACAAGGAAGTTAGTAAGCGCTAATCACATAGTTGTTCCTGCTGACCCTAGCAAGGCATATGGTGAAATTGAGTTTTTAGATTGGTTACAGACAAAAAATTACACCGTGGAGTACAGATATGACCCCGTTAACCAAGCGTGAACTGACAAAACACATGCAAAGGTTCAATGCCGACAAGGATAGAGGCATCTCTATAGCCCTGTTTGCTGAACTTGCAGGTATAAGTCATGGGCATTTTTATGATGTTTTCATCTATAACACCGAACCACTGACAGAAATGGTGCAGCGTAGGGTCAGTAAAGCCTACCAACAGTGGAAAGCGGGTAACGTAAAGGTTATGAAACGCATAGATAACACACGTTATGTGGACTACAGGAAAGAATCTCAACCCGTTTTTATGCCAAAAATGGGACTACAAGTAACTTCTGATGGCATAAAAGTTAAGGTTGGGATGGTAAACAGGCACGATTACAGCGAAATAACACTTGATGAAGCACTAAGGGGGTAACTATGGCAATTCTGAGAGACTATTACTGCACAAACCACGGTATTTTTGAGGCATGGGAGCCAGAATGCCCTATGAAACTGTGTAAAGGAGAAATATCAGTTGTACACCTGAAGCCTGTAGGCACAAGGTCACCAAAAACATCCGCAACTGACAAAAACTTAAAACAACTTGCTATTGAGTACGATATGACGGACATCAAGTCCACCAAAGCGGGTGAACACCAGACTGGCTACATGAAACGCAAGAACAAGCTGACAGACAAGCAGTTTGCCGAAGCTACAGACGCTATGCAAGCCCAAAACCAGCAAAAACAGAAAGAGTCTCGCCCTGGCGACTCTGTAATTTGGGGTGGAGGAGGCAACATTAGCATGAAATCTGTGATGGGTGGACAATTTAAGTCTGTTAACGGAGAATCTGTAGGCATCAATCCCAAAGCAGCGGGTGACCTGCAAGGGCCGAGAACTGCCAGTTATATGGCAGACCCAGATAACTTACAGGTGAAGCAATGAGAATTCCTAAAGAACCAGTAGCTAGAGAAAACTTTTATCTTGAGTTGATAGAAAAATGTCTTGTCAGTCGTGAACAACGAAAAGTAGATTATTCATCTTTGCGAAGTTACTACCTGTTTGGTAACGCACCTGATGATGTTCCCGCTATCTACAACAAGATTTACCCACACATAGACCAACTGACCTCGTTCCTGTACTCAGCAGAAACCACCAAGTTCTCTATCCACACGGGTGCGGCTGTCTCTGTAGATGAACAGATTAAAGTCCCAACTCTTTCTAAAGCCCTGAATGACGAATGGCTCAATAGCAATGCTGACCAAGTGTTCTCAACAGCAGTTACGTGGTCACTTTGCTACAACTCCACCTTTGTCAAACTTGTGATTAACAATGGTATCCACCCCTATATGGTGGAACCCGCTTGTATTGGCGTACTGCGTGAAGACAGTGCATATACAGACAGACAAGAAGCCCTTGTTCACTCTTACTACATCACCAAGTCCGAATTATTTGACAGACTTTATTCTCATCCACAAAGAGATTCTATTGTCAAACGTGTGATGTCTACACAGCATGAGCGAACTGAAATTGCTAGCGGCATTCAGCGCATCATCCTGTCTCAAACAAATCCGTCCATGTACGGTAACGTCAACTTAGACCTGTCTGGTAACCCCACATACAAAGCCCAAGTCTCAGAAGATACGATTGAGATGATTGAACTTTGGGTATGGAATGACGAGACAAAAGATTACCAAGTTGTAACCAAAGCAGACCCTACCGTCATTATTTATGACCGCACAGGCGAGAGCATGTTCATTAAAGGTGAACTGCCTTTTATTCAAATCTGCCCCAATCCCCTGTATGACTACTATTGGGGTGCGTCCGAAGTTCAGCGTCTGGTCTACCTTCAGCAATTACGCAACAAGCGTATGACGGAAATCTTAGACTTGCTCTCCAAACAAGTCAGCCCCCCTACTGCCCTGATTGGCTTTACAGGCATCTTGGACGAAAAGAACTTTGCTCTAAATCGTGCTGGCGGTTTGCTTGCAACCGATATGCCAAATGCTAAAGTAGAGAAGTTAGCGCCCACTATTCCACCTGATTTGTTCCGTGAGATTGGAGAGGTTGACCTGATGTTTGAAGAAGCATCTGGCATTGTTTCTGTCTTGCAAGGTAGAGGTGAGGCAGGTGTACGCTCTTCTGGTCACGCTTCCACACTAGCCCGTTTAGGTTCAAGCCGTGCCAAGAAACGTGCGCTTGTTATTGAAGACAGCTTAGAAAAGATGGCTACCCTGTACCTTAAATGTATGCAGGTCTATGACAACACCCATTACACAGACGGGCGTGGCATTAAATTTATTGCAGAACAGTTCACCAAAGATTTTGTGGTGAAAGTTGACGCTCACAGTAACTCACCAATATTTATGGAAGACAGCCGTAAGATGGCCTTTGAGCTATTCCAAGCTGGTGTTATTGACAAAGAATCCTTGCTTGACATGATTGAACCTCCAATGAAACAATTGCTATTAGAGCGATTGAAGAAAGCACAAGAAAAGCAAGACGCTCAACAGGCTATGGAACAGCAAATTCAACAGATGCAACCTCCAAAAGCAGAAGGTAAACCAGACTTAAAAAAGGTGGGATGATGGCTCCAAACAGCAGTGGAATGACACAGCCTACGGCTGACCAACCAAGGGTAGACACTGC